TAATCGTTGTATGATTGGTGCTATTTCTTTTATTGTTGGTGCTAATCCCTCAGCAAGTGCCTTAACAACGTTACTAAATACTGGTATAAGTTCTGTAGCTACAGGTAGTAACTCCTCACCAAGTTCAGCTTGTAAATCTCTTAATTCTGCTTTTGCTTTACGTGAAGCGTTAGCAAATCCATCTTGTGTTCTATTTAAGTCGCCCTGCTGTACTGTAGTTTTTTGTAGTAACAATTCATACGTTGCTAATGCTTTTTCTTGTTTAGTTAACTCACTAGCAGAAGCCTTACCAGTCATAATAAAGGCTTGTTGTTGTACGTCAGCTTCCATTATGGCTATACCGTATGTTTTAAGGCTCTCTCTTTCACCAAGCAATGCTTTAGTGAACGCTTCCATAACTGGTTGTGCGCCACCTTGAACGTTGCTAAATGAAGCTACGTCACCTGCAAGTGTTGCTAATTTAGTTGATAAATCTGCTGAACCGTCAGCTGTAAAGTTGATACCTTGTAGAACTGCACCTGATGTAGCAAGTAATTGTTTTAGTTCGTGTTCAGCTAAACCTGCTTTGTTTGCAAATTCCTCAACGAACTTACCTGCACTAACAGCAGCACCCCCGAATGTTGTATCAAAAGCAGCTGCGGCTTCGTTAGCGTCAGACGCTACGTTGACTGCTTTTACACCCGCGACTGCTGCCGCAGCGCCTATTACTGCAAATCCACTAACCGCCATTTTTCCTACAGCGCCTACGCTACGTCCAAACTTACCTAATGCTGTTTCAGATTTATTTATTGACCGCAGTAAACTCTCTGCGTCACCAATAAATGCGTATCTTAACCTCTTAGCTGCCACTTTATGCTACTTTCTTTATGTTTATTAAACCTGATTTACCTGAACTACTCAATCGTATAGGTATCTCTACTACTTTGTTCATTTGTGTTGTATGTTCTATTGCTTTAAAAACTTTTTCTAAATAATCTTTTTGTATCTGTGGTAATGCGTTTTGTATAGATTTACCTACAACGTAACCACCTTTACCAGTTTTAAATGCTCTGTCACCGATAAAGTTCCTATAGAGCTGACCTGCACCAGGTCTTGAACGTTGCATTTCACCTAACCACTTTTGTGAATAATATCTAAAGCTACCACCTGTTTTTGTATTTACTGGTGTTGGTTGCCACTTACGACCAAACTCTAGTGATAAGATAGCGTCATTTCTATGCCCTTGTAATTCTATACTCGCTTGGTTTTGTCTAGCTCTACCCTTAATACCTTTGACACCCTCGTTTCTTCTAAGTACTGGCCTACCTTGTACAGTCTGCACTCTACCTAGTTTTATAGCGTCATTAGATACATCGTCTGCTATCTCTTTATTAACTCTACGAATTGTTTTGTTAATTTCTTTGTCTAACTCTTTAAATTGGCGCAACAAAGCGTTAAGGCCACTAACTCCTACTGAGCCAGTAGCACTTAACGTTCTACCTCTTTCAATTCCTGGTGTTGCCATATTTTCTTTGTAAGACATCAGCTATAGCTGTTATCATAACCAAATCAGTATTCAGTAAGTCGTTAGGACTTAGACCTGTTTGCACACTCAACGTGGCTATCAAGTCTATTACTTCGCTTTTGGGTCAACATCAGTTCCAAACTCCTTTATTGAAACTACTTTGTTCATAAAGTCGTCAAAACTATCTTGCTCACCTTTACGCTTTGCACCTAACCAAGCTAAATAAGCTGCGTGTTCGTATCTTGCATTTTCTATATCTGCTAAGACACTAAACCCAACATTAAATTGCCTTTCAAACTGTATTAAATCTATTGGTCTAATATCAGCTTCTATTTGTTTTCCGTCTTGATATTCAATTATGTAGCCGCCTTGCATAATTAATTCCTTTCCTTAACTTGTTGCTCTTGAAATTGTACCGCTTGTTGGGAATGTAACAGACATAGTAGCCAATTCACCGACACCGTTAGCTAATGGTTGTACGTTGTTAACAAGTACTGAACCACTATACTTAGGGTTGGTTGCACTAACTGCTGATGAAGTAGGTTTTACTTCAAAAGTTACTACAGTTCCTAACAATGGCCAAAGTGTAGCGTCGACTTCGCTAGCTGCGAAATCATTTTGAAATTCAAGTGCTAGAGAACCATCTTTAAGGCCACCTAGTCTTGTGTTAAAATCATCACCCATAGAAGTTGAAATAACCTCATCTGCTGTGATATCTAAAGTAACACTAGAAATATGGTCAGATAAATCTACTGAATTAATAGTTACGCTTGCGTCATTTAATACAAATTTTGCCAATGTAAACTCCTTTCATATTGTATTGTAATGTGTGTTATGAGGGGTTTAGTGTGTGTGTTATATAAAACAAAAAACCCCTCGTATAGAGGGGTCTTTGTGTACGCAAAAGGGAGATACCTTTTCCTTAATTATATAAAGTATTTTAGATTTTGCTTAAGAAAAAATAAAAATCCAAATAGTCATAAAAACTAAGGCTTGTATAAAGTCTTGTAGATATCTATTCAATGCCGATAGAGGCGTGTACTGTAAAGCTAGGTGTTGTTCCTGTTATGGTGTAACTTAATCTCCAGTACGTATCAGATGTTGTACTATCGTCACTTACATATTGCGCGTCTATAGCAGTTATGTCTGTAAAGGTTGCAACGTCTGTTGGACTTGTGAAACTTGCATTATCATCTGATTGTAATATAAAACTTATTGTTGGTGTTGATGTTCCACTTACAGCTGTGCAATGTACTGCTGCATAAACTTTTTCCCCTGTGCTTACTGCACCTAGGTTACTACCTGTAGAAGCACCTGTTGTTGTTACATCTCCATCGAGTTGTATTGTACCTCTTACCACTTTATCTGATGAGTTAGATTTAGATACGCTAAATGGTGTTATCTCTCCGACTGAACCAAAGATATTGTAACTAAACAATCTTGATTTCATAAAGTAAGCAATGTTACCTACACCTGCTTCTGGTACTACTGATACGATTAGTTCGTTACCTATACTTGCACCAAGTAATGCGTCAGGCTTGTTTGCGCCTGCTTCATAAAAACCGTCTAGCTGTAATGCACTATCTTTAAGACCGCCTAGTTTCTCTTTAAAACCATTACTGTTAATGGTTGTAGCGTCAAGCTCATCTGATGTTATATCTAAGCTTACGCTAGTTACGTTACTGGATAAGTCGTAACCACCGCTAAATACATTACCATTATTAAATACAAATTTGCTCATCTATTCTTCCTCTACCCAAGCTTCATTGACGTTTGGTGTACTTTTATCGTCTGATTTATACGTTCCGTCTGTTTTTCTAGCTCGTGTTCTTTTTATTGTAGTAGATTTTATATGACCTGACTTAGTTAATGTTTTTACTAATTGTGCGTCATCAATCTCTACAACGTCTCCTGGTTCGTGTCCTAAGACTTTATTATTACCAATAATTTTAAATCTGGCCATTACTTACCCCCGCAACAACCGTTACCACAACAGTCCATTAGCTTGTTCCTTTCGTGTAAACTTCTACTTCAATGTTAGCACCTATTGCGTCAATTCCATTAACGCTGACATCAGCACTTATGTTAGATACAGTAGCTACTCTTGCGTCTGTATCGTCTAATCCTAAAGTTCTATTAGTAAAGATAGCTTGTCTAATTGAGTTAGCACCTGAGCCTGTAATATAACCGTGTAAAATATCTTGACCTGTTCTACTATCTGCTCTCTGTACTGCAATCATTACATCAAAGGTATACATATCTGTACCGCGTTGCATAGCTAAATCAAACTCAATATTTGTTGGTACGATGAATGCAGCAGGGAAGTTTAAACCCATATCAGGCACGTTGTCATATACTCTTAGTCCACTTATTGAACCTAGTGTTGTTTGTATACCGTCTGTTATTTCGGCTAAGGTTGCCATTTACGCCATTCCTACAGGTGCTTTTCTAAATGGTGCAATTAGCTTTGTAACCTCTCTGTTTTGTTGTACACTTACAACGCCAAAGTCTCCAACACCTGCAACACCTAAAGGTGCATTACGCATAGCAAACAATTCAGAAGCTAGCATTAATGTTGCTTGTCTTATTTGCTCAGGTACAGCAGCATAACCCCATTTAGCTGTTATTTCTGCTCTAGCTCGGTTACTTGATAAATCTAATGGCCATTCATAGTTACTATCGCTAATAAGCTCAATTGTGTAGTAAGGGTTTCCTGTTATACCGCCTACAACACCATTTAATGGTAAAACTTGATAATCTGTTGATGGTACTGTTACTTCGTATGTTCCGTCGTCTGTGTCGTCATACTTAACGACAAGTCCTGTAGTTGTTGAAATATCATCTACGTGTAATTTATATGGGTGTTCTGAGAAGAATACACGTGCTGTTGCTGATGTGTCTTGATAAAAGTAACGTGAGCAATACGCGTCTATCTGCCTAGAAGCGGCATTAATAGCGTCATCTAATAAAGTATCATCAGCTGTATCTGTTATAGGAATATTAACAAACCCTTTAAGTTCGTCTTGTGTACAGTAGCCGTTTACAATGGCCATCTATACTATTCCTTTATTTCAGTTTTTGTTTCTACTTTTTTTTCGGCTTTAGGTTTTTTAGCTGCTGTTTCAGTTTTAACGCCCATATCTTTAAGCGCTTTTTTAACGTCCTCAGCTCTTTTAGCTTTTCCTTGTAATTCATAACCTTTTAGCTCTTTCTTTAAAGCTTCTATTTTTTTATCGTTCATAAATCTTTCCTATGGGTAAAGTGCGTCAGTTGCCTGACGCACTAAACCACTCTTAATTAAAAGGTTGGTGTTACCAATCCTGTTCCTGAAATTTTAGAAATTCCAAGAGGTTGTCTACCTGAAGCAAATGCTGAGTATCCATAAACAACTAGTTTAGTTGTTAATGAACCTGCATTTGTTTCCTCAAATTTCATTTGGAAGATACCATCTTCAAATAAAATGTGGTCGTCAGACTTAACAATAT